TTGGGTGTGCCTTTAGAAGAGTACGCGAAATATGTTGAATAACGTGGAGCAACAATGACAACGAAAAATAAAAATACCGATGAGAATCGTGAACCACGCGAAGCCCAAACTCGCGAAAAAGAACAAGCGAGAAAACCATGGGCACCACCATCTGCATTAGATGCACCAAAACCCCCCGAAGGACACGTTCATCGATGGGTGAGATTGGAAGTGAGAGGACAGGACGATCGTAAGAACGTCATGGCCCGACTTCGAGAAGGCTGGGTACCTGTGAGAGCAGATGAATACCCGGACTTTGAATCACCGATAGTCGAAGAAGGTAAATTTGAAGGGGTAATTGGAGTTGGTGGGTTGATTCTATGTAGGATTCCTATCGAAACCGTGCAGGAGAGATCTGACTTTTTTGCGTCTAAGACGCAGAATCAGATAGATGCTGTCGATAACGATATGATGAGAGATGGAAGTCATCCTTCAATGTCTATCAGTAGACCTGAGAGACAGTCTCGCGTAACAATTGGTGGAACCCAAAATTCTTCACTGGATAAGGGTTCTTGATTTTAATTCTTGGAAATTAGAGAGAAAGAATGGCAAATGTAGACAAAGCCTTTGGCTTAAACCCCTATAAGGGGACTAGTGCCGGTTCTTCTGTTCAGATAGTTAACAAGTACAATATTAGCACTGCTGGATATGGCACAAGCATCTATCAAGGTGACATAACTATATTCGCAGCTGGTTTTATTAACACTGCGGCAGTTAGTTCTGCCAATATTGTTGGTGCGTTTTCGCATGTATATTATGTTGCTACTGACGGAACTCCCACCTTTAAGAATTACTATCCAGCCAGTACAACGGCACTTGGAAGCGGAGCCATAGAGGCTTATATCTATGACGATCCTAACCAATTGTTTGTTGTTCAGGCGGATGGTGCTTCGGCCCAAACATGTATAGGCAGAAATGCTGATACGGATGGGATAGGTGGTAGTACAACTACCGGTGTTGCTACTCGCGAACTCGACTCTACCAGTATTGACACTACTTTAGCACTTCAGCTTAAGATTGTAGGCGTGGTCCAAGATGACGTAAACGGTGATCTCACCGCAGATAATGCGAACTTAATTGTTTTAATTAATGAGCATTACATGCGCGGTGGAGTCGCTGGTACATAAGGAGTAATATAAATGGCAATTACCAGAGGTCAATTAGTCAAAGAATTACTTCCAGGCTTGAACGCATTATTCGGCCTTGAGTACGATAGATATGACAGGGAATCAGAAGAAATTTTTGAAACCGAGTCAAGTGATCGTGCTTTTGAGGAAGAAGTAATGCTTACAGGCTTTGATACCGCACCGGTTAAGTCGGAAGGAGCAGGCGTAGCGTTTGACCAAGCCCAAGAGGCTTTCACATCACGCTACACACATGAAACTGTGGCGCTGGCATTCAGTATTACAGAAGAAGCGGTCGAAGATAACTTGTACGATAGATTATCGGCAAGATATACAAGAGCGCTTGCAAGAAGTATGGCGAATACCAAGCAAATCAAAGGTGCTTCTGTGTTAAATCGTGCGTTCAATTCAAGTTACCCAGGCGGTGATACGAAAGAACTTTGTGCAACTGACCACCCAACTGTGGGTGGTGCTAACTTGCGTAATGAGCTTTCAACATCTGCGGACCTGAGCGAAACTTCGTTGGAACAAGCATTGATTGACATAGCAGCATTTACTGATGAGCGTGGATTAAAAGTAGCTCTTCAGGGAACTAAATTAGTTATCCCTAAAGAACTACAATTCGTGTCTGATAGAATATTGGAATCACCAGGCAGAGTAAGTACCGCTGATAATGATATTAACGCTATACGCAATATGGGCATGGTCCCTGAAGGCTATACAGTTAATCATTATCTAACGGATACTGATGCTTGGTTCATCAAAACTGATTGTCCGAACGGATTCAAAATGTTTGATCGTTCACCAATCAGAACTTCGATGGAAGCTGATTTTGATACCGGTAATGTTAGGTACAAGGCTCGCGAGAGATACTCATTCGGGTGGTCTGACCCCCGTTGTGTATTTGGTAGCCCTGGAGCGTAAGGCTAGTATGTAATTATGGAACCCCGCCGGGGGTTTCTTACTCAACCCGGCACCTTATTTCTAGGCACTTTCAAAAATTTTCTGCTATACTCAATTTTAGACCGAGATAATTTGTTGTATCAACTGACTCGGCAGACAAACTCCAAGATGATGCAACAGTTTTAGTTAGGAGAATAAAATGGCTAAATCAACTTTTTCAGGTCCAGTAAGATCCCTTGCTGGGTTTATTAACGCAGGATATAACTCTGTTGTAAGCTTAACCGCTGATACTACAATTACTGTAGCTAGTCATGCCGGTAGGGTACTAATAACTAATGATGCCGATGGTAAATTTACTTTACCCAGTATTGTTGTTACAGAACCTACAGATAAGACAGATCCAAATCAACTAGCTAACTTAGGTGCTCAGTTCACTTTTATAGTAGTGACAGCAGCGACAGACATGGACATCTTAACGGATGGTACGGATAAATTTGTCGGTGGTGCTTATGTTGGTATTGATGACAGTGCAGCCGGTAAGACCTTTATTTCTGCCGCAGCTAATGATGTTATTACTCAAAATGGTACTACTAAAGGTGGGCTAGTGGGTAGTATTGTTGTTGTAACTGCTATGGCAAGCGCTAAATATCATGTTGCAGCGCAGTTATTAGGTTCAGGAACTTTAGTAACACCATTTGCTAATAGTTAATAGGAGGTAAACCATGGCTAATACAGTCACAGGACCAACTATTCAGTACGACTTTGATAAGAAGCTGGTCACGTATTGTTCTGTGTATTCGGATGGAAGCGCCAGTAGCACAACATTAGTTGATGTCTCTGCGCTTGAAAAATCGACTACAAACGGTAAATCATGCACACACGTTGCACTAAATAAAATTTGGTACACCGTAAGTGGTGCCCCTGATGCACCGGCTTCCCTAGATTGGGATGCAACGACAGACGTGACTTTTTTAACTTTATCATACGACAATATGTTCGATTTCAGTGGTATTGGTGGTTTGATAAACACAGAGGCCTCCGGTTATACGGGAGATGTCCTTTTGGTTATACCCTCTACAGCTGATGCTGGTAATGAATACACGGTTTGGGCCGAGTTTTTAAAATATTACGAGGCACCGCATAACTAGAAGAAATGACTAAGAAAAAGGCACAAGTTTCTTTAAAGAAACCAGTGAAAGCTGAAATTGCTGTGGGATGTGGAAAGGTCATGGAAAGTCGTAGAAAAATAACTAAGCATTTTTAGGAGAAAAAATGCCGGGATTAACACGCAGAAGAAACGCTATACGAGAAGGAATAGACTGGAGCAAAAGCGACAGTTATGTCCTTAGTTATAAAAAAGGCGGCGTAGTTAAAAAAGGTAAGAAAAAACCTAAAGCGCCTGGTGGTTATTAATGTATGGCTACTTCAGGAACTACTTCATTTGATCTTAGCGTAGATGAGCTCATAGAGGAAGCTTATGAGCGGTGTGGTATTGAATTACGTACGGGCTATGATTTAGATACAGCCCGTCGTTCCCTAAATCTTTTAATCGCTGAATGGGGTAATCGAGGCCTTAATCAATGGCTCATTACCAAAAGTAATTTCACGGTTACGGAAGGGGATACCTATTATGACCTGGGCACGGATATTATTGACATAACCTCTGCTGCTATTCAACGGGACAGTATCGATTATCAGTTAAATAGGATTAGTCGTTCGGATTATTTGTATACGCCGAATAAGACCAGTAAGAGTAGACCAACACAGTTCTTTTTAGAAAGGCATATAACACCGAGAGTGTATCTTTATCCGGCACCGGAAAACTCTACGGATGTCATTTATTATTATGCGTTAACTCGAATGCAAGATGCCGGAGATTACACTAATAACATGGAAACGGTATTTAGATTCTTACCTTGTATGACGGCAGGACTGGCTTATTATTTGGCTATGAAAAGAGCGCCGGATAGAGTACAGTTATTAAAACAGATTTATGATGAGGAGTTTGACCGAGCAGCTTTTGAAGATACAGATTCAGTTAGTTCTAGGTTTGTACCACCTCGACTTATAATTTAAGGAGAAAAAAAATGGCATTACGAAGAAACTTAGAAGGATTAGCTTCTTTATTCCCACCGTCACAAAGGCCCTATACACCTTGGCTTAAAGATGATCTTGTACGTCCGCCGTTACAAAGGCCCAAAAAAAATAGGAATTGGTATGGAGGAGGAGGGGGATTCGATTTCAGTGGTCGTGAAGGTGATTTAGCCTCTTTGTTACAGGGCTTAGGAGAAACAGGAACAACAGGTCCCTTGGGAGGACCCTCATCAGTTATAGGTACGGGTTCTTCAACTTCTCCTCCTGGGTCAATATTAGACTTACTCGGAGGGATGGGGGGATCCACTACTGGACCTGCTCATCAGGGATTTATAGCCGACTTATTCGGAGGAGGTACAGCAGACCCTACCCCCATTCCTTTTACACCAGACATAGGAACCGTTCCCCCTCCCGCTCCGACAGCTGGGCCACGCC